TGCTTGTTGCTGTTGTGAATTAGCTTGAGCTTGTGCTTGTATATTCTGTTGTTGTATTTGTTGATCTCTAGCTATTTTAGCTTTACGTTTTACTTTTAATAATTGATTTGCTAATTTAATATTTCTAACATTACGAAGATCAATAGCATCGTCTAAATCTATAGACTGTTGAGATAATGCTGCTTGTATATTGTTTTCTAATATAGCTTTTTCTTCTTCGTCTGGTAGTAACTCTATAAATATACCAAAATCATAAAGATGTAAATTTTTCATTTCATCTAACGTTGCAACATTGTGAGCGCCTAACGCTCTTATAAAAGCATCTTTTGTTGGTGAGTATTCTATTATATCTGCTATACGTAGTGATAAACACTCTGCAACTTCAGCTGTTATAAACATCATAGACTGTAATATATGTCTTGTAGCTGTATTAGAATTAGCCGCTGCTATTTTTTGTACACCAACTAAAGCGTTACGATCTGGCGTACTAGCATCTCTAGCTTCATTTAATCCGGTTACATCACGTATCATTTGTAGATAATAATTGTAAGTAGTAATTAAACTTTGTATCTTACCACTATTAACACCGTTGTTTATTTGTTGTATTGGTACTTTACCTGGATTCATATCACCATCTGATGTAAAGCTTCTACCTATAACACTACCAGTTTGAAAAAACATGTTCAAAGCTTCTTGTGGATTATAGTTTGTGCCATTACCAAGATCAACTTCTGCTAAACCATCAGCATCTAAATAAACACCATCAGGTACCATACGAGCCATAACTTGTTGTAGCTTTAAGTGCGTTAGCTGTATCATATCAGCAAAGCTAGTTATTCTACCTACAATAGATTCTATTTTACCTTTATACATACGAGGAGCAACTAACTGGTAATTCATTTTAACTTTACCAAACTCAGAGTCTGTACGCATCATATTAGGACACATTCTCCAAGTTAATATTTTGTCTGCACCTATAACATAAACACCTTCATACAAAACTTCAACAACTCTTTCAAGCTTGCTAAAATCACCATCCATATTTTTAACAGGTGGATTAAATGTATCATCTTTTTGTATAACCTTTTCACCACCACTACCAAGTGTTTTTAATTTATAAACATCATTCATGTGAGTTTTATAATTAAAATAAAGAACTTGAACTTTGTTTTTATCTCTATTACTTACATAATCAACTGGGTAAGAATATTTATTTGATATGTCTTTTATCTCTGACTCTGATAAGTCTGGAAACTCTTTAACAAGTTCGTTTATTGGTAGTTCTTTTACTTCACCTATATAATATATATCATCAAAGTAAGGTGACTCAGTATAAGAATAAACTAAATCAGCTGGATCAACATACTGAGCTTGTGCGCCACTACTAAAATCAAAAGTAGTTTTAGTAGCACCAATACCAAGAACAGTAAGATCGTATAAAACTCTTTTTCTTATATCATCATAATCACTGTTTTCTAATAAAACATTTAACGCTTGTTCTTCAGCTAGTTCAACAGCTTGTTTATAATTAAGCTGCATGTGTAGTGCTAGCTCTTCTTCTGTGTCCGGTAGTTTATCTTTTTCATTTTCATACAAGTCTACTTCAAACAACTGATTAGCTATATCATTAAAGTTTTTACTACGTATATCGCGAAGCATAGACTCCATGTATTCTGTTCTTTTACTAACTCCTTTTTCATCTTGAGAAAAACAATTTATTTCAAAATTTCTTTGAGCCATACCGTTAACAACAATATCAACGAACTTAGGTATAATAGGTACAGGCTTCCAGTCTAAGTTTAAGTAAGATAAATCACCATTTATAGATAATTCGTTTTTATATTTTTGTATAGATTGTTCACCTCTAGCATATAATCTTAAGTTATGAAAATCATTTTGATAGTTACTATATTTAGAAGTAGTACCAGAAAACCACTCTTGTCTTATTGCTCTTGCAACTTTTAAACCATAGTCTTCACTTATCTTTTCTAAATCGCTAACAGCTTGAGAAGGAAAGTTTATAGAATATTCTTGTCTCATATTTTATTTTTAATTATCTTAGATGAAAATCCAGTGTTATTATATTTTGATATATTAAGGTTTATCTGTTGTTTTTTCTTTTTTGGATTTGGTCGGTATAAATGTCTATTGCAAGCCATTATTGCTAAACCAGAACTTATTGAAGCATCGTGTTTTGTTCTTCTATTTATATCAAACTTAGACCAATCATTAAGTGTATTATTAAAATACATTGTTCCATAAGTTCCGTCTTGTAATAAACCAACATGATCGTTAATATACATTTCAATAGCAGCGGCGTGCGCTTGTTTTATATCTTCGCTAGAGTTTGGTATACCACCTACTTCCTTTTCTGATGTTGATAGTTTATTCCAAACTTTATCAGGCCTGTTCATACTAAACGCTCTATAACCTCTTCTACGTAAATAATATAATAATCTTGGTTTGTTATTCTCTACAAGTAACGGCATACCGTAAAATACTAGCGCCATTAAAACATCTTCAAAAAATATTTCAGCAGTTTGTGGTCTTGCTATATATTCTAAAAAAAACGTATTAGCTGGAGCATCTTCCATAGAAAACTTAGTCAAACCGTGCAATGCTCCTTTCGATCCTTTGTTATCTACTGTTCCAGATATATCATACGAGTCACAACCAAACGCACCAACGTGATCATTACCAGGATATTTAACTCCATTTTTTATAATTACGTTATTTTGTAATTTTTTATTTGGTACCCAACTTATATCAAACCTACCATTAGGATCTGGATTAAATACTACTCTTGTGTCTTTAACTCCATTAACCCATTGAAAGTTTCCAGTTGTAACTACAGAAGAGTTTTTATTACCTTCATTATAATCTATTTGCTCATATATTTTTATAAGATTAAATAAACTATTTTTTGTTTCATCTCTAAACGCATGCTCTTCAGTTCTTGGAAACTGTCTATAAAATTCGTTTAAAGCATCTTGATCGTCACGCAAACCTTCAGCTTCATTTTCCCAGTGATTTATAACACCTTGGTCTATTTCTATTCCGTGTGGATCAAATGTTTGTTGGCTAGGATTAGTGAATACAGGTCGTCCGAATTCATCAATGAATCCCTCGTAATTCCATTCCATAGGAATAAACAAAGAATATAATCCCGACTTAGTTTGTCCATTTCTATTACGCTTGGTAACATCTGAATCATTGTATAAATTTTTAAAGTTATCACCTCCTTTTTCTAATGAATTACTCGTACTACCCATCATACATTTACCTACAACTCTACTACCTAAACGTAAACAAGTTTTTGTAACTCTCCAGTTATTTTTTATATTATCAGGTCTTTCCCACTTACCACTTTCATCGTGTACTAATAAGTTTAGCTTTTCACCATCATAACTATTATCACCTGTATTCTTCCAGTCTATAGTTGTATCAAGACCCTGCACATCATCCATCTCTTCACGCTCACGTATTTTTTTACGTGTAAACTTTTTAGCTGGTACTCTGTATGCTAATTCTGACTTTGGCCTGTCCATACCATCTTGTATAGGTTTAAAAAAGAAAGGGTAGTTTAAACTTATTGGTACAACTTTATCTGTAAACATTTTCTTTGCATCAGCCCCTGTTTTAGATAATATACCAAACCTACTATCACTAGCGAGTGTTGCTAAATTAACTGTTTCAGCAGAACTCATAAATGAAAAACCAGATCGTCTGTTTTTTAAATAGCACATACCGTAACATCTACTATCAGCTTTACAAGCCTCCCAAAATATATAGAATAATCTATTTGCTTCTCTATAATCAGGTGCACCTACGTCTATTTTACTCCATTGTAAATACATATAGTGTGTACCTGTTATGTATGTTGGCTCACCTTTATTTATAAACCAAAAACCTTCTTCTCTTCTTTTAAACTCTTCATCTATATAACCGTAGTGTTCTTCTTTAAAATCAAGAGAATAATCTTGCCAGTCAAATACTGTTTTAATTTTTTTAAACTCAGGTTTGTCTGGAAAACGTTTCCACTTTTGCTCTGACTTTATCTTACTGCAAGAATATATTTCTTTAGGTTGTTTAGGTAAAGCTATTTTTAAACCTTGTATCTCTATAACATCACCTACCATACCAGTCTTTGATATTACAACAACGTCATTTTCTTTGTTGTAACCATACTCCCACTTCTTAGATTTATTTAACCTTTTTAAAGTGTTAAGCTTTATTGGCTCTACTATTTTATATAACGTTTGTTCGTACTTCATTTTGATCTACCTTCTGCAAAACCTTTAAATGTAGTTTCTTTTTTCTCTTCAACCTTACCTTCAAGTATATTCTCTTCTTCATTTATGCGATTAAGTATTTCAAACGCATCGAATATGGCCAGCTTTTTTGTTGCTGCTGCATTTTTTAATCTATCAGCTGATATATCATCATCGCTATCAACTATAGGTTCTTTAGCAACTTTAATAAGTTCTTCAACCGCTTTTTGCCCAGCTTGGATTATACTCTTTTTCGTTTCCTTTATATTCATATTTAATTGTAATAAATTTATTTAAAACTCTATATAATCTTTTACTGTTTATAACAAACTCATATTCACTATTAGGTGTAAACCCAACTAAAGTGTTGATATTAAAAGTACCATCGGTATACTTTATTATACCCATTAAAGGTTGTTCTGTATCTACAGATAACTTATTATTTGATTTTATAGGTTGAACAAAACTATAACCTGGCATAGCTTTGTTATTGTATAAATATATTTGATCTTGTGATATTATATA